TCCGGGATCAGGGGCTCGGCGCGCCCCTTGCCGATGTCGATGATGTACTGCCTCAAATGCCGCAGCCCCTTCATTCCGATACGACGGCCGCTGCGGGTGACGGCCGCGTAATACTTGGCTTTTGCCAATGTGCCCTCCTCTGCCTCGCTGCCCCTACTCCCCGGGGCCGGGTGAGCAGCACCGCGCTGCTCATGGTGCGTACTGTACACGCTTTTGCGTGTATGTCAAGGGGCCAGGCAATGAAATTTTCCTATCGCGTCAGCGCCCAGCAATTGCCTTGGCCTATCGCGGAACGCCAAGCGCATGCAGGGCGGTCAGGGCTGATCAGCCAGGTAGGCGCGGATCGAGTCGAGGATGAGCGAGCGGGCGGCGTCGTCAAGTTGCCCGCCCTCGCGGATCGGGAAGTAGCGCCGCGGCGGGATATCGCCCCACGGTATCGGGACACCACGCTTCGTCGCGCCGAATGCGCCCTTGCGCGCCCCGAACTGCAGCACGGCGGCCTGCTTGGCAGACGATCCGACGATCACGCTGTTGTCACCGGCTTCGTAGTGCAGCCGGTGCGTCACGAAAGTCATCGTGTCGATGAGCGGCTTGTTTCCCTTCTTGCGCGCCAACGTGACCGGGCTGTTCGGGGCGAACGGATGACCCGTCCAGTCGCGGCCCGAGAGGATGTGCTGGCGGCTGCCTTCCATCAGCGCCTGCCCGATCGTGTGCATGACGGGCCGCATGTTCGACGTGCGGCGGCGCAGGCTTTCGAGCGCGCGCAGCACTTCGCGGTCGTCGACTTCGATGCGGATCATCGGTAATGGAGCGTTTCAGGCGGTGACTGACGCGCCGCAATGCGGTATAATGCCATATGGAGGCGTAGTCGCATGTTGGACCCTCATTCCCGGGAATTCGAGGACCGCTTCCGCGCGCGGTACGAGGCGCTTTTGCCTGTGCCTGCGTTCCCGGGCGATCGCACATGGCTCGACAGGGTATGCACCTGGGAGGAATTCCGCGATCGCGGCCATTACGTCGCACTGATGGTCGCCAACATGATGCGCGCCGACGCCGAGGAATGGGAGCGGGCCGAGATCACCGCCGCCCCTGAGCTTGCGCGCCTCGTCATCGAGGCGTTTGCCGAATCCTCCGGGCCTGATACACGCCCCCAATGACGACGTATTCGGCCTCCGATTTCATCAGATATTCCTGCCCCTGCCAATAAGCCTTGAGCACGCGCGAAACGGGCACGGTCGCCTCGATCTGATATGGCCGCGAGAATGGCGCTCGCAGCGAAAACGAGGCCACGGCGTTCGGCTCGAACTTTCCACGTGCGTAGTGGGCCTCATATTCTGGCGCGTCAATGCCGCGCCGTAACGTGAGATCGTCCCACCCGTGCATGCGCCGCAGGTAGTACTGCTGGAAGGCGTATTCGGCGTCGAACACCTTGTAGAGCTCCTCAATGGTGCGTCCGCTGGCACGCAGCGTGCGCTGAACGTCTTCGGCGATGCGCTCGGCCACACCGCTTGCTCCGCCGTGGTAGTAAGCTGACGCCCCGAACCGCTCGGTCGCCCATTGCTTCATCACCGCGCCAGCTGGCGAATTGCTGGATGCGACCCATCCTTGGCGGCCACCGATCATCGTCTTCGCTGATACCGGTGCCCAATCTCCGAGATCATCGGCAAGCAGCCGCTCGAAGCGCTGAACAAGTTCGCGCACCGCTGGCGGCGCTTCGATCTCGCCGCTGATGTCGATCTTGCCGGTTCCCCACGCGCGCAGTCTGTCCCGCAGCGCGCGGGCTCCGGGGACCGCATCCAGGTCCGCCTCGCCGTAGCGCTCGATGAGCGCCTTGCGCCGAGCCCACAGAGTTTCGGTGATCGCCTTGGCGTCCGCGTCTGACATCCCGGCCTGACGGAACATCTGCAGAACCTGCGTGCGCTTGAGCGCCTTGACGGCGGCGATGCCGTCGGCTTCGGCGAAGACATCTGCGGCAAAGCGGCCGTTGAATACCTGGGCCGCGGAATGGTTGAGCGATGGATCGCGCAGGCTCTTGACCTCGTCAATTGCGCGGTCGTAGGTTTTCCGTGCGCCCTGCGCGCGGAAGCTGAACGCGCCGCCCGCATCGAGCTTCACCAGGCGGCCTTTGGGGTCTATGAGCACGTTGTCGAGCTCAAGCCCGAGCACGTCCCATTCCTTGGTCAGAATCGCCCCCTGCCAGAGGCGCGGCAGGTCTGGATGCGCCATCAGTTCGTCCGCAGTCGCGCGCCTCAGCCCGTCCATCCAGCGGCTGGCAATGGCGGTACGCCCGCCGACCGTGGTGATCTCCACGTCCGGTGTGGTCAGGCCCAGACTGCGATACAGCGCGAAGGCGGCCGCCTCGGATCGCGCCTGATCGGCCTCAGGATAGAACTTCACGTACCAGCGCTCGCCGGTCGCGCTGTCCTCGTACAGGCCGCCGGGCACCGAACCGCGCTGATCGCCTATGCGGACAAGACGATCGCCGAGCGGCTTTGGCTCGGCCATTCCAATGTCGCGCGCAAGACCGCGGGCAATTGGTTTCGGCATGCTGGCGATCTTGCGCTCGATCTCGCGCACCAGATCGGATGTCGCGCCCGGCATGTAGCCCCAGCCCTTGCCGATGCCGATCTGCTCGCCGGTATCCTGGTCGATCGAGTCCCACCCGGCCGGCGGCTCGGTATATCCGGGCTTGCCTCCGACGAGCTTCGCCGTCTCCACACCGTTCGCGCCAAGCACGCGGCACTTGCAGCCGAAGCCGTTGGGCGGGAAATGCGTCTGCCAGAACGGATGGTCTGCTGGCAGCGTGAGCCCGTCCCATGCAAGGTGCTGCAGGCGCGGGTGCTCGTTCGGGGTGTGGCGGTAGACCCAGAGGCGGAATCCGGCCTCGCGCAGTTGCGCCAGCCGCCCGGCCGCGTAGCTGGTGGCGATGTTCGTCTGGTAGATGACGCGCGTGCGCCATGCGCGGCCCTCGGGCGTCTTCTCGCCGGTCCAGCCCTGCCAGCCGTGCTTCTGGACGATGTCGCCGAACCGCTCGCGGAACTCCTGAATGGTCTCGCCGTCGTTGATGGCCTTGTCGACCGCATCGGCCAGGTCTGCCAGCAGGTCAGCCTTCGCGGCACCTGCCACCATGAACGCGCGGTCATGCGCTTGCCCAAGAATGTCATCCCATCGCTTCGTCGGGACGAGCTTGCCGAGCTTGCCACGGAAGAACGCCACCTGCTCCGCGAACGGGCGGTGGAATATGAAGACGAGCTGCGGATCAGCCGCGGCTGGAGGCGGCATGGTGGTGCTCCAATTCCTCGTGGCAATCTGCGTCGTTGATTATGCGACCCCATCCAGCAGGATCAATTCTTCGTCGCGCCGCTTGCGCGCGCGCAGACGGCGCGTCGGCTCGTAATACGTGCCAACACCGCCAAAACCAGGCGCTGGCGATGATGCTCGATCCGCGAGCAGGTGCGTAGCCGCCGATCCGGTTGCCAGTCCTGAATATGCAACCAGCGCAGCACCTGCGGTTGCACCGCTGCCGATCATGAGCAGCAGCACGCCTGCAGGGCCGTCTTGTCCCGCCAGCGCCCGGAGTCTCGCGCCAGCAGTCGTCATGGCAGGGTACGCGCCCAGACCACGTGCGCGATGCGTGCGATCTCCGCTGCGGACAGCATGCCCGCACCCGGCGTATATGCGGGCGGCGATCCGGGCAGCGGCAACGTCTGCGCCCACACGGCATCGGCCAGCGCATCGATGGCGGCGAGCGATAACGACGGGCTGTTCGATGTGCCAGCGGCCATGCAGGACGCATTGTCAAGCGTCGCCGCGCCCTGCGCCATGATCGCCAGACGGCCATCGGCGGCGCAGACGGCATTGCCGAGTTGCCCGGAAGTCATCTGAGCGGCCAGGGCCAATGCTGCCCAGCCGGCAGAGACCGCATCGGCAAGCACTACAGAGCATTGCCCATTGATGCCTGAGTTTCCATAGCCAGCGATGCTTGCGTCCGCAAGCGCCGCCGAAGCCTGCGCGCGGATCGAAAGAGCGCCAGCGGCCGCGATCATCGCGTCCGATAGCGTCGCTGCCAGCTGCCCCTTCAAGGCCAGCGCGCTGAGCGCCGTGAGCGTCGCTGCCTCCAGCACGCTGGCGGCCTGCGCCACGATGGCAAGCTGCCCTGCGCCGCCTGCTGTGACATCGCCAAGCGTCGCGGACGCCTGCGCGCGGATGGCAAGCGATCCGATGGCCGATGCCGTAGCGGCTGCAAGCGCTGCGGCTGCCTGTCCCTTGATGGCAAGCACGCCCGATGCCGACAGCGCGGTGCCTGCAAGAACAGCAGCGCCTTGGCCTTGGATCGTCAGCGCGCCGATGGCGGCGGCGGTGGCCTGCTCCAGCGTGACGGCGAGCGTGCCATTGATGCCGGCGGCCCCAATCGTCCCGGATGCCGATAGCAGGGCCGCATCGAGCGTGGCCGCGCCCTGCGCCTGAAGGGACAACGCGGCGCTACCGGATGCGGTCAGGGTCGCCAGCAGTACGCTTGCGCTGCCCTGGATCGCCAGGCCGCCCGTTGCGGATACCGATGCCGCGCCAAGGGTTGCCGCCAGCGTGCCAGTGACAGGGCCGCTTGCAGTCGCGCCGAATATCCACGCGCCCCAGACATTGGCCTCGGCATTGTCCAGATCGCCCCAGGCGATGCGCGCGTAGGTCTGCGCGGCGCTGCGCTTGATGTGCCGCGCCTTGAGCCAGCCGTTGACCTGCGCGGCGTAGGCCATTGGTTAGCCTTGCGAGTACACCACCTGCCCGCTGATGTTGCTCGCCGTCGTGGTTGATGGGACGAACAGCAGGAACGGGACGCTGTTGTCGTACATGCGGGGCATCCCTGCGGTGATGGCGTCGATAGCCGCCGGGACGTTGGCCGCCGTCAGTTCCAGCCGCGCGATTTCGCGGTAGGCGACCAGCGAGGCGGCACCGGATGTCCATGAGGCCGAGAGCGTGAACGATTGCACCGAGCGCACGCCGGTGTCGCCAGCGGCCAGTCCCATCGGGTAGAACGCACCGATGGCGGACGTCGAGACGCCGGCCAGAATGCCGGTGCCCGTCTGGCCTGCCGTTCCGGCCTGGTTGGTATAGCTCATGGTGAACGTCGGCGTGCCGCTGCCGGTCGCAGTCGTGACTTCGAGCCCGATCAGCACCTGGTCGCCATTGGTGGCGCCGTTGGCATCGCGCGCCGGCCAGGTCACCGAGTTGATGGTCTGCGCGGTTGTCGATGTCAGGTTCAGACCGGAGTTGTGCCACAGCCGATCGCACAGAACGAGCGTGCCCGCAATGGTGGCCTGCGCCTGAAAGCGCGCGAGATAGATGTTCTTGCCGCTGACTGTGGCAGGGAACGGGATTTGGCCGCCGTAGCTGGTGAGCGCGGCACCAGCAAGGCCGGGAGACGGCGCAACGGCCGCCCCGGGTGCGCCTGCGAGGTAGAACAGGCTGTGCGGGCGGCCCGCGACCAGCGTCGGCGTGGCGGCCTTGGCGACGGATGCGGGCGGGAGCATCCCCGCGATCAGTTGATCGAGCGTGGTGATCGCCATGACCGGCCCCGGTTACGCGTTGCCGTCGGTCAGCGTGAACGAAGTGACGGTGAAGCTCTGCCCGGTGGCGAAGTTGGTGTTATCGACTTGCAGGTCACCACCGCCGCCGGTCGCCGTGACCGTGCCTTGCATGTGGCAGGTCGTGCCGGTCGAGTCGTAGATGCGGAAATGCCCAGCGGTGCCGGAGGCATCGGCGCTACTGTCCTGCCATGTGCCCTGCATGCTCTTGCTGCCGGATGCCGCATTGGCCATCCAGTCCGACGGCAGGTTGATCGTGGCGAGCACAGTGCCGGAATCTGCCGTGGCGCACGACGCCGGGGCCGCGCCGGTGCGGATTTTCATGATGGCAGAGGTGCCGATGGCGGTCTCGATGGCGTCAAGACGGGCATTGCGAACGGCAACAGAGAACTGGATCGCCATGGTTACTCCTTCGCTTGGTCGGTTTCGTAGGTCGTGACGGTGCGGGTAATTTCGAGCGTTTCTGGATCACGCTCGACGGTCTGCACTGCCCTTGTCGGGTGCGCGACGACCACTTGGGCGGGCGGCACTTCGGCCTGGACAGTGACGGCGGGCGCGGCAACGTCCACCTGCACGGCGGGCGGCGTGACCGTGACGGAAGGCGCGGCCACGTCAACATTCACCACTGGCGGCGCAGATTCCGGGACGTGAATGTGGTTCTCGATGACTGGCGGAGCGCTGGACGCCATTGCAGCCAGTCCTTCTGGCAGGGCCAGCGTGGCATGCAGATGGATGTGCTGCGCCTGCTGCGCTGCTGGCTGCGCCGTTTTCGCGGACTCATTGCGCACGTCGAAGCGCCCGGCAAGCTCTGCGGCGGCGAAACCCATCGTCATCACCTCGGTGAGGCGGTCGGTCGGCAGGTCGCCGTAGGCCGCAAGCAGCGCATCGCGCAGCTGGTCGAGGCTTTTGGCGTCGTCCACGATGCGCTTGATGCCGTCCATGATGTTCGCCCACGCAGGCGCGGTCTCGACGGCCATGCGGTCGGTCTGCAGGTCGATGGGTGTCGGGTCAGCAGCGGCGGCGGCTGCATGCGCGGCCTGCTGGGCCTGCCCGCTGTCAGGCGCAGGCGCGGGTGCTGGTGCGGGCGCAGACTGCCCAAGCACCGGCTCGTCCGGCGCGGCCTCCGGGATGCTCCACTTCTCACGCACCCACGCCTGCGGAATTGGCATGCCAAGCGGCACGAGTTTCGCCAGTTGATCTGCCAGCGCCGCCATGTCCTCCGGCTCCTCCACCATCAGCGCGAGCTTCGGCAGCGGCGCATCGGGCATGTTGAGCGCGATGAGCGGCGCAATCAGGTCGCGCGCAAGCGTTGCTGCAAGCGCGCGGGCGTCGGCGCGCAGCAGGTCGGCGCGCACCTCGTTATGCACGCTGGCCTGCGCGAGGCTGCCGCTGCTGCCCTGGTCTGTGGTCAGCGTCTGCCCCAGCACGGCCTTGCTGACCTGCCGGTCCAGGTATTCGATGAGGCGCTGATACAGGTCCGCCGACGCGCTCTTGGCGCCACTCTCGACGATCTCCAGCGCCATGCTTTCCGGGATCACCGCGCCGGCGTCCGAGCCTATCTGGAACACCGCCTGCTTCAGGACGGCGATGTCCTCGCGCGTGGCCGCTGGCCCGTACTTGCCGAGGCGGATCGGCTGGCCATACAGCTCGGCGAATGCAGCCCAATCGCGCAGTGCGTAGGACTTGAAGACCCATGCCCACAACGCCGAACGCGCCAGACCGCCCATGATCGGGATTCCGGCCACGATGCGCGGGGTGTGCAGGATGAACTTGTACAGCGGCGCCGGCTGCCCGTCGGGCGTGCCGTCGACGAGGCGCAGATCGCGCCCGGCCTCGCGGTCGAAGCGGAACCACTGCGGCTCGCGCGGCAGGATCGCGGCGGGCATCCACGTCGGGCCGTCGGTGGCCCATACGATCTCCGCGACCGAGTAGCCCTTGGACAGCGCGTCGAGCATCTGCACCGCCAGCTCCGGCAGGTCGATGGCTTCGAGCACGCTGCGCGCAAGGCCGGCGGCCTTCTTCGCTGCGCGCGAGTCCTCCGCTGGCTGCACGTCCCACGGAAGCCCTGCCACAGCAAGCTTGCGGGTCTGCAGCACCGCGCGGTAGTGGAGGTCTTTCTCCTCGATGTCGGCAGCAGCGATCAGGAAATCGTGCGCGTCGCCAAGGGCGGCGCGGCGCAGGATGTCGGCCACCTGCGCGGGCGTTAGGCTTGCCAGCGGACGCCACGTCCATGCCTGACGGAAGCCGGTCAGCGCCGGCGCAGCGATCTCGCTCCTGAGTGCGGCCTTATCGAGTGCCATCAGTATGCGCTCCACCTGTTCGCGTCGTCGCCGTCGGGCACCTGCGCAGTGGCGCGGCCCGACCATCTGCGCGCCCCGACTGACTCGTAGGCGTAGGATACGACCGCCGAGGTGACGCCGGCAAACGCGTAGCTGAGCGCATCTACGCCGTCGTCATGGTCGGCCTCTGGAAACGCAAGCAGCTCATCGCGGAACCACGCGGGCACGCCGGACGGGTCATGCCGCACCATGCGCTGCTCGTAGCGCGTGAGCACCGGCAGGAAGCGCGTCAGCTTGTCCCGGTCCGGCTTGATGCCGCGCACGGGAAGCTTCGTCGTGCGCAGCAGCTCCTGCACCACGGCGGCCTGGTACTGCGTCTGCTCGATCGAGATCAGGATCGGATTGTGTCGCGCAGCCGCCGACGTAATGCGCTGAAGCACCTCGTGGAATCCGCACCGGTGCCGCTCGGCCTCCTTGACGTAGACCACGCCGGTTTCCGGGTCGCGCGCGAGTGCGACGATGGCGGTGTAGTCCGCGCCCTCGCGCTCGCTGATCGCAAGGTCCACACCGAGCACCACCGGCAGGCCGTGCGGGCACGGTGCGTCCGCAATCATGTCCGGCTTGACCAGCCCGCCACCGAACGTGACGAACTCGGCAAGGTACTCCTGACGGAACACCAGATCGGGAAGCACGCGGCGCTTTCGCTCGATTTCGGCCGGGTCAATATACGGGTTCGCGCTGGTCGGCATTCTGAAGCTCGCCCAATCGGGATATCCTGGATTGCCGTCGCGCATGAAAAGCTCATAAAAGTAGTTCATGCCGTTCGGCGTGCTTACGAACCACGCCTCTCCTGTGTAGTCCGTAAGGGTAGGCTCAATAGCCTTTTCCCATGCGTCTTTCAGGTTGCGAACGTGAGCGGCCTCATCGATTACTATGCGCGCGTATTTCCTGCTCCGGCCCGCATCTTTGTCTTCCAGCGACCAGCACTCGATGATTCCGCCGGTAGTAAGAACCAGGCGCTTCTTCGCCGCATCAGACTTTCGCGTGATTGGTCTGAACGTGCCTTCGAGCGCGTCCCATACGTCAGGGAGATACTTATAGCTCGGGGCAAAAATCCCAACTGGCATTCCGTCAATCGCCCCGCCTTCCATCAGCCCAAGCCACTCCACGGCGAGCAGCGTTTTCCCGAATCGCCTGCCGCAACTGATGACCTTGTTTCGAGCCGGACTCGCCAGGATGCGGCGCTGGCCTTCGTGCAGGTCGATGGGCGGGATGCGGATGCGGGTCATTTAGGCAATAGCCACTGATCAATCACGGCGCGCGCCACCTGCTCAGCCATCTTCGGCGGCACGCTCATGCCGACCATGTATTTGCCGATCTTGTCATTCTCTGCGACGTAATCATCAGGAAACGATCCGATGCGCTTGATCTCTCTGAAGGTCAATTTGCGCATTTCAGACCAATGCAGAAAGTCTTTGTAATGCGATGTTATCGTTGGGGCTGGGCCGTCTTCGCGCAAGCGCACGCGATTGAAAGACGATTCCTTTCCGCGCAACATCTTGCAGGCGTCTGCATACGACCCGCCAGGCTTCGTCAAGTGATAGAAACTGCGGTCGGTATCAGTCGGGGCAGTATCCGCAATCTCAGCTTCCGTCAGCACCTGCAAATCTCTTGTCGCCTCTCCCACGCTGATCCAGCGATGCCTTGGGGCCAGTTTCAATGGCGGCACGTCAATGTCGTTACGCACGGCAACGAAGAACACTCGCTCCCGTTTCTGCGGCACACCACAATCCGCCGCGTTCAGCAGGAACAGTTGCGGCCTGTAGCCAATTTCCTTGAACCGCGCCATGACCATTTTGGTGTAGCCCTTGGCGTTGCCGATCAGCATTCCTTTGACATTTTCTGCAATGGCAACCTTTGGCTTGAGTTTCTCAACCAGCGCTAGGTAGTCAAAGAACAGGTCGCTCAGCACCTGCTTGGCCTGCCCCTCTCGAAAGTGCTTCTCTTTGCCCCATGCCTTTTCCCTGCTGCCCGCCATGCTGAACGTACTGCATGGCGGCGATCCGTCAAGAATGTCGAGGCTGTAAAGCTCGTCTGGCAGGTCTTGGCCGATCAGATCGCCGATTGGGCAAAGGAAATAGTGCTTCGGATTCAGATTCAGCTTGTAATGCCAAGCCATCTCCGGGTCTATGTCGTTGGCAGCGATTACATCGCACCCGGCGCGCTTGTAGCCCATGCTTGATCCACCGCCGCATGCGAACGTGCTCATGACCTTCAGTCCGTTTTTCGGAACGGACTCAAGGTCTTTCAAACTCCACGCGCAATCAGGCTTTTCCGTTGTCATTGAACTCAAACCCGCATCTCGGGCACTTGTGCTGCATCACGTATTCATCGACGTCAATTTCCTTAGCGCTCGATTCTTGCCGCTCCTCTTCTTCGTCTTCGAATGACGGCAGCTTGATTGCATCGAACCCGAAGCCAGTCAGGTCAAGATCAAACCCAATCTCGTGCAGTTCGCTCAACTCAAGCGCCAGCAATTCCTCGTCCCACCCGGCGTTCAGCGCCAGCTTGTTGTCGGCGATGATGTAGGCGCGCCGCTGCGCATCCGTCAGGTGCTCCATGCGGATGCACGGAACTTCCTGCATGCCAAGCTTGCGCGCCGCCAGCACGCGGCCGTGTCCAGCGATGATGTTCCCGCCGCCGTCGATCAGAACCGGGTTGGTGAAGCCAAACTCGCGGATGCTGGCCGCAATCTGCGCCACCTGCGCATCCGAGTGCGTGCGCGCATTGCGCGCGTAAGGCACGAGCCTCTCGATGGGCCAGTGCTCGATCCTGTCGGCGATCCAAGAGGTGCTCATTTCCCGTAGCTCCGCTCGATCACGATCTCCGGCTTCGCGCTCGCCTCCTCCAGCCCCCAATTGATCCGCTCCAGTCGCTGGATGATCGAAAGCGCCTCGGCGGCGATCTTGGCGGCCTTCAGGTCTTCGAATGCCAGAAGCTTCTCTTCCCTTGTGACGGCGGCCTTATGCGCCTTCAGCCCGGCGTAGAGCCGCTCGCGCGCGGCGTTCGTCTCCTCTTGGTGCATGCGCACCACTTTGGCGCGTTTTTCTGCTGCTGCGTTGATGGCTTCAGCGCGTTTTTGCGGGTTGGCACCTGCAACTACTTTTGCAACCTTTTCTGCAACCTTGCGCCGAATCACCTCTGCAACATCGGTGCCGTCGCCCCACCCCTCGGCCTTCGCGCGCTTCTGGATCGCCTGGTGAGAGACGCCGTACTTTGCGGCAAGCTCAGGGAACGATGCCCCCGCCTCACGCTCGGCGCGGACGTCCGCCCAGGTCTCGCGGCTCAGTCGTGGCATGTCAGTTGGTCAAAAACCCTCGGGAATTGGTATCAATGGCCATCACGATGCTGGCAGGCGTCGTTGTCAACCCCCGTCCGCCCGATGTGCCTCGATCGCCCATTCAAGCAGCGCCAGCGAATCTGCCTCATTGTCGTCAGCCGGACGATGGCCGAGCGCGCGGATTGCGGACACCATCTCCGCCTTGCTTGCGTTGCCTTTGCCAGTTGCATGCTTCTTGATCGTGCCGACTGGCACGCCTTGGTACGGGATGCCGTGATGCTCGCACCACGCAGCGAGCGTGGCGAGGAACCCGCCGTATGCGTGGGCGGCATCGACCCCGGCGTGGTGCCGAACCTCCTCGTAGTATACGGCGTCCAGACCACCGGCCGATTGCAGGACTTCGGACAGCCATCGGCGGAAGCGCAGGTACCGCATGCCCCCTCCCTCGAAGCGCTGCGGTCGGAAGTCCTGGGTGCCGCTGGTGACGATCCCGGCGCGATCGCGCAGCGCCCAGCCGGTTTTCGTGCCAAGGTCGATGGCTAGGATGCCGAGCACTTCTGCACCCCTTCTCGCGCCAGCTTCTTTGCCTGCAGGAAGGCCATGATCTCCGCCAGCCGCTGCTTTGCGATCTCCGGCGGCACTCTGCTCTTTCCCGGCGGCGGGAGCGCGTCGCGCCGCTTCGGCGCGCTGTCAGGAAGCTTGCCTGTGCGGACGCCTTCGACCGCCTCATCGAGCGCGGCCTGCCACCGACCCCTGAGCGCTGCGTATGGGTGGGCCAGCAGGTCGTTTCCGAGCTTGATGGCCGCCCAGAACACGGCCGGGGTGCTCCACGCATCCTCGCCGGTTTCGCGCCGGCGCATCTGCTCGACGGCCTCGTGGAACGCCCGCTCGTAGTCCAGCGCTGGCCTGCAGGCTTTCATGAACTCGGCGAACGATGGCGGCCAGTCGAACCGCCTGCGGCATTCGTCGAGCCCGCGCTTGACTTCTGTCAAGGTGATGCCTTCCTCGACGAACCCTTCCGCCCATGCGATCCGCCAGTTGTCGATGGCCTGCTGATTGGCGAAGGCAGCACGCCAGCGGTTCGGGTAGAGGCCGTCCAGCCGGTTGAAAAGGTGGTCGATCAATGCCACCCCGTCGAGCTTCGGGTGCGGTTCAAGCCATGCGCTCAGGCGTGATGTCGATGGTGTCACGCTCGTGCTCACGGTCCCTCCTTTGCGTGCTGATGCGGTTTCGGTTGACGTAGGCCACCGGGTCGAACTTCTCCGCCTTCGCTGGCCTGCTCTTGTACCACTCGGCCTTGAATCCCTGCCATCCTGCCAGACAGCAGTGCGCGATCGCGTCCTGCAGGCTGATTCCGGCCTTCCTGGCCTCGGCGCGGATGCCTGCGAGCACGGTCTGCGTCACCGGCCCGGCGCGCTTTGCCTTTCGGACTGCAAGCCAGTCCTCGAATACCTGCCTGTCCACGTCATCCGGGCAGTCGATGGCGACGGTCGGCTTTCGCGCGCGCGCGCGCGTGTTATTACGCACGCTTTGCGTGCGTATATCTTCTATATTTGGTGTTGGTATTGGTATTGGTGTTGGTGTTGGTAGCTCAACGTCCGCTGAGCGTTCGCTGAGCGTTCGCTGAGCGTTCGCTCGGCGCGCCTTGATGGACGCCTCGGCGGACGCTCGGGCCTTGGCCTGCTTGTCGCGCATGCGCGCTAACTCCGCGTCGCAACGAGCATTTTTCCAGCCCTCTGGCGAGTGCGTGAAGAATTCGCGCAGCACGGATTCGACGCATTGCACGTGCTCGCGCATCCTCACGAGCCGCGCAGCCTCGTGAACATCGGACGGTATTGGCGATTCGCGCAGGTAGTACAGATCGAGCAGCCGCCTGTATGCGAGGTCCTCCAGCGGCTCCAGATGCGATGTGTGCGCAGCGTAGTCGCCGACATGAAAAGGGTAGTAGTTCAACGTTCGCTCCCGTCCTAGCTCAGCGTTCGCTGAGCGTTCGTTGAGCGTTCGCTGAGCGTCCGTTCGTCTTTATGCTCATGGCCTTCCCCCGATGTATTTCGCTCCCTTGCTGCTGTTGCATCTGCGGCATAACGTTTGCAGATTCTGCACGTCCGTTCCTCCACCCTTTGCCAGCGGGACAATATGATCAATCGTTAGGTCTATGTGCGTCCCGCACATGACGCATCGATATTTGTCCCGTTCCATCACGGTCTTACGCATGGATGCGTCTATTTTCTCCCTGCGTGAAGCGCCATCGTCGGCCGGCTTTCTGTAAGCGCCGCGCTGCTCAAGCACACGCATGAACGCATCTATCAATGCGCCGCCATTCCCGTCGCCCAAGTGCCAAATCGGGCGCGCATCATCGACGGCCTTCTCGATTGCCTTGATGAAGGCCGGCATTGCCTCTTGCTCGCGCGCTATTTCGCGCTTCAACCGCGCAAGATAGTCGTTGTCCATGCTTGGTCCTGGCGACCTGACGATCATTCCGCGCCTCCTTCCGTTGCGCGCTCAGCGCTGACGCTCTCCTGCGCCTTCTTCGGCCAGGTTGGATCGGCGATCTTTTCGGCCAGGTACGCCCGCCAGCCGGCTGGCAGGCGCTTTCTCCACGACCACTTATACGCCGCCATTGGGTGAACCCCCAACGTGCGCGCCAGCCGTCTGACATTGCCGCACCGTGCGGCTGCTGCAATGATGATTTCTTCGTCGGTCATCGTGTCACCTCTCATGCGTTGACGGGTTGACAAGCAGTTATACATCGTGCATAATCGCTTGTCAATGCGGTCGGTTCACCTGCTGATCGCAGACGGGCGGTGCTGAGACGCACCGCATGCCAAAACAAACAGGAGGAAACATGAACGGACGAGAGGCATGGCTGGCCGAGCGCCGCACCGGCATCGGCGGAAGCGACATCGCCGCGATCCTCGGCTTGTCGCCGTGGAAAACGGCTGTGGACATCTGGCTCGACAAGACGG